TTAGGCCTCCAATTTCATAAGTTCACGAGCATATTGCTCGTTGGTTAATCCAAATTTCTTTGCCAAGCCCACCTGCGTCTTAGAAAGAACTACTTTTTTAGGAGCAGTACTCCTCTTAGCTGGTGCGACCACCGTGCTTGGTTTTGTACGTTGAGGCTTTTCTTCCTCTTCGTTGTAAGTAGTGCCAAATTCTTCTGGGAACCGGCGCTGAACTTCTTTATCTATCGCTGCATAGTACTCATCAGTACCAATGAAGCCTCGACCATATCTAGACTCTAAGTCCTCATGGACACCTTCAGCATACCTGCGCATAGATCGTTTATTTTGATCAACGAACCATGGGTTTTTTGACACCCATGACGCAACTTTAGGATCCATTTGAGGGTTTTGAGACCTCTGTGGTGCGAGTTGTACATCATTTTCTTCATTTTGTACAGTAGGTTTGAAATTTTTTGCTTTATCGAGCTTAAGCTGAGCACGGATCATTTCCTGCTGAGCTTCAAGTAACTTATCGGAATCACCCGAGTCGTAGGCTTCTTTGTAGTTACGGCTAGCCTTATCGACTTCCATTTCAGCGGAGTTTTGATAGGTAGAAATAAGCTCTTTTTCGCCTGTTTGCAGGGTACTTTTTAGCTTACGGTTCTCGTCAAGAATACGTTGGGCAACGGCTAAAGCCTCTTGTTGCTCACGCAGTGCAGCCTCTTTCTCCCTACGCTCGTCGTGCCAAGCCTTCTTGTACTGCTTAAATTTAAGCTTTACGTTATGGGAGTAGTCTTCAGAGTCGTCGGCTTTCTCCAAGTCCTCTTTAATAGCCTCTGGAAGGGGTTCTACGAACCGGTCTTCAGGGGGTGTATCGTCTTTTACGTCGACTTTAATGTCTACGTCGTCACCCTCAACGGAGATATCCAGGGTATCTTCGGGTTTACCCTCCTCGTCGGGGAACTTATAGCTATCGCTAAATTTAGGCATGTGCGCTCCTTATTTGCGTTTTATGCCGCGTGGATCGTCAACAATACCTTCTACAGTATCGTCGTTGATGATGCGGAACTCTCTACCGTGGATGACCAGTCGTGAGCCAGCGTAGGGCCGGACCAAGACAAAGTCGCCTTGTTTACACCAAGGTCCCGTTGGGAACTTTGTTGTATCTTTGTAACAGTCTGGGCCAAGCTCAACGACAAACAAGACCGTTGTGAGGGTCTCTTCGTTGCGCATGGTTTCGTCTGCTTTCATCAGACCAATTTCGCTTTCCTCAAATTGCTTTTCCGCTTCCGGAATTGCGCAAAGAATGCGATAGCCCGAAGGCTTTGGTAATTGCTTTGCTTTCTCCTCTGCTTTCTTGTACATCAAGGCCGATAGATCGACTGCTTGATTTAAATCCAACGTTGGTGTTTCACTCATCCGAGTTCTCCATGGTTTTTGTCAGGTCTGCAATGTTTCTGCGAGCTGTGAGTAGACCTGTGATAACCCCACATTTATTGCAGTACTCCTCATAAGACTTAGCAGATTTGGCTCCTAAGTCTTCTTCGATTTGTTTGATGCTTGCATCAATTTGCTGAATCAAAAGATCCAGCGCTTGTCTAGTTTGATACATCAGTCACCTCCTTTGGGTTTCTGCTGTTTTGATTTGCTTTCTGCTTGCAGTCGAGCAATCTCCCTCTGGTTAGCCAGCATTGTTCGGTGCTTTTCTATATCTATGCCTGTTGAAAAACCGGCCTGCTCATGCGCGTGATCACGTTGTGCTTTATCAGCTTGCGCTTTCATTGCAATCTTCACGCCTTCAGTTTCTTGCTGTGCATTGATACGCTCACGTTCAATCTGCAACTGAGCTTGTTTGAGCATGACATCTGCCTGATCTTTAGCCGCCTTACGTTGTTGCTCGGCTGCTTTGATCTGGACCTCTTGCTGCTGCAACTGGATAAGTGGGTCCTGCTGCATTTGCTGGTTCTTCTTCTGTTGAGCTTCTTGCTGATGTTGTTGCAAGATCTGCTGTGCAGCCTGCGCAGCCATCTGAGACACCTGAACCTCCATCTCTGGAGACATCTCAACTTCATCCGCGTCCTCTTGGTACGGAGGCAGAGTTTGACCCATAGCCTGCTCAATCTGCTTGCGCATCTCCATGCCCAAATGCTCAGCAATGTGAGCAGAGCCAGCCGCCATAATCTGTTGCGCCAATTGAGGGTTCTGACCAAGCAAACCTTGAATATTAGGATCTTGAGCCATGGCCATGTGAACAGCAATGTGAGCTTTGTGATCCTGGTACAGGAACGCTTTAACGGGTTTGCTATTAAGCAAATTCTGATTCTCTGTGACAGGGTCACGAGGCTTCATGTCATCATGAATTGGTACAAGCTTTTGGTAGTTCTTGATACCCAACACATCTAACATCTGGCGATGCAAAAGTGGCAGGTCATAAAGTTGAGGAGCAGTCTGAGCAAGCTGAAGAGCCGCTTGATACTGAACAACTTTCTGAGCCATCGTTGCAGCGTTTGGATCACTCACCGGAATGATGTCGACCATGTCATAGTCAGACTGCTTAGCCCTACGTCCACCCTCAATTGGCTCGTAGCTGTAGTCCGGCGGCGTGTAGTCGCGGATAATTGTTTTCAAGAGTTTAAACTCTTGTTTCATCGAGTAGTGGATGCGAGACTGAACAGCCGACATTGTCTTGAGCTGACGCTCTAAGATTGCTAGCGTAGTGCCCACGGGAGCCTGCGCACTCATGTCCGATGTCTGCAACTCAACAGCGCCAGCGAACTTGCGACCTTCATCAATGATCTGGTTCAAGAGCGCCGCCAAGACCTGTGATGGCTCCTTGTATGGCAGAGGCATGATGTTGTCACGCATCGTGCCGCTAGGAACGTCTACATCACGGAACTCGCCCGGGGAGATCGGGGTGTCGTCGCCTTTGGTACGTAGTCCTCGAGTTTTAAATCCACCGGGTAAATTTGCCAGAGTTCCAGCATCCACCAACTGACGAAGAATAGAAGTACCAGATTTAGCAAAAGCACCAATAAGATGGACAAGGCCAAAATTATAAAAACCAAACCCGGGAATGTAACCGTAGTGGACGAAGTGTGTGCGTTTTTGGCAGAGTTCGTCGTCCGGTTCCCAGTTGCGCCTGATCGCAAGGATGTTCGTCGTGCCCTTTTCAATCGTGACGATGTATGGGAGCGCAATCCCCGTCTCTTTGCCTGTGTCTTCGTCTTTATGCTCATAGCCTTTGAGGTCTAGATCAACCTGCATCTCCAAGAGTTTAAATCGGTCATCTTGCGTTGCACGAAAGCCCATCTTTTCTGCAATACGTTTTTCTACTTCGTCCATTGTCTGAGTAGGTTCACCCAAATCAATATCCCGATAGAAACCCTCATGCTGCAATCGCTTAAGATCGTTCTTGTTCTTGCGCATTACATGCGTGATACGTTCTGCATCAGCAAGACTTGAAGCACCGTATGGCACGACCACATCTTCTGCTGGCGCATACATAGACACCTGACGATCAAGAGACGGATCAAAATACACTTTCTTGAACGCGTTACCAGCAAGGCCCAAGCCCCAGAGCATGCGCTCATGCTCAGGTCTGTACTCTTTCATCACGTCAGTAAGCTGATAGTTCATGTCTTCTTGAACTCGCTCCGCTGCATCTTTCTTCTCTGGGGTTTCTTTGCCGATGATCTTAGTCTTAACAGGTCCCGCCGCAGGGAACGTCTCCATCATGGTCTCAGCTTGGAACTTCACAACTGCTTCAGTCAAGAGTGGGTGATACACACCACAAGCGCCAGGCCAGGGTTCTGTTCTTTCTTCAATCTTCAAGCCTAATAGTTCTAGGCCATCTACATAGGTCTGTACCCAATCTTTGCGGGCAGACACATCAGACTCGTAGTCGCCAATTAACTCGCTAGCAAGTGAAGCAAGAACATCATCAGGGATGTCTTCGGCTAAGTTCTTACTAAACTCATCATCGTCCTCTGTTGGCTCAATCTCAATCTCCACGTCACCCGCTTGGATGCGTACTGACTCAGGGTCTTCAATCTCGATCTCAATTGGCTCTTCCATTGCTCCCAACTGATCTAGTCCTTGAGGAGCCTCGTACAGAGCTTTGTCCATATTTGTCGCCATGATGTATCCTTAGTAGTACGCAGCCTTTTTGCGGTACTGTTTTAAAAAATTATCTTCCGGCTCGTCTGTCGGAAGTCGTAAAAACCCACCCTGTCGGAATCTTAACAGCGCAAGCGTTGTAGAGTCCACTAAGTCGTCATTGGTGCCGGCTGGAAAGTCGTTGCACTCTTCTATGACTTCTTTAGCCCACCGGTGGTCTGGTGCGTACACGATGCCTGATGCAAATAAGTCAGACACTGCGTTCACACGCGCTATTTTGTCTTGTCCTTTGCCCGGAGTAAACTCCCCTACAGGCACGCCCATGCGCCTAAACTCCTGATACAGCGCCGATCCGTTGGATTTCTTCTCCACCATGAACGCATCTGGCTGCCATTCTCTGTATTCTTCTAGCACCAGCTTCTTAAGCTCTGGGTACTCCATCCTTTTCTTGATGGCATTGAGCAAAATGATGGCAAAGTTCTGTGTTTCCTCGTTATAAAACACACCCCACGTCGTCAAAGCGTTATAGTCAGCCCTATTGGTGGCTTCTTGCGCAGCATCGAGCGACATAATGATGAACTCGCATTCGGGAGGGTCTTCTTTTTCCCAAATTTTCCACCACTCACGTTTAATTAGCGCCCCTTCCTCAGAAGTAGGCTGCTGCATGTACTGCGCATTCCAATAACGGATGTCCAGGGCTGCTTTTTTGGCCAATAACTCCTCAACATCCCAGAATTCTGGCCAAAGTGCCTGTCCGTCGTCTTTAATTGCAGGAAATTCGACCACTTCCCACGGATCTACGTCTTCATTTCGTTCAGTTTGCTGAACAATCATGCCCGTCAGGTCCAATTTGGACCAACGAGTCATCACGATAATGATAGCGCCACCCGGCATAAGACGCTGGAGAGGGCCAGACTGAAACCACTCCCAAGCAGGAAGGAAAACGTCCGGTCTCCCAGTCTTAGCTTCTTGTTCCGAATGAGGGTCGTCAATAATAAATAGATCAGCGCCACGACCAGCAAGAGCACCTCCGACACCAATAGCAAAATATTCTCCATTAAAGTTAGTACCCCAACGAGAAGCAGATTTGGAGTCAGACTGAAGCTCTACTTGCGGAAATATACCCTTATAAGCTTCCGATCCAACGAGGTTACGCACACGACGGCCAAAGTTAACAGCCAAATCCGCTGTGTGAGATCCCATGATAATCTTCTTGTGCGGATATTTACCCAAGAACCACGCTGGTGCAAGATAGGATATGAGCTCAGACTTACCGTGTCGTGGAGCAATATTAACAATGACGCGTTTTTTCTTGCCCGCAGCAATATCTTCAAAGATTTGAATAAGTTTAAGATGGTGAGGCCCGACTTTATAACCTGGATAGACGTGGTTGATGAAGTCAAGGAAGCTCTCCTTACCCATATCTTGGGTCATGTTAGCGTCGTATCGCTTTAATAACTCAAGCGTGCGCCTTCTTTGCTTGTCAGGCATAGCTGGCATGGCTTGCCGCAGCTTAAAAATAGCCTCAGGCGTTAGTGTTTGACTCATGCTTTATTACTTCGCGTGCTTCAACGTCAATGACCTTACTTTCTAAGCTCTGCAAGGTCTCCAAAAGTTCTTTTTCTACCTCTTCGGCAGTCATAATTTTGTGTGTAACTTCAGAACGTTTCTTAAACGCGTCTACACCATCTACTTCACCCAAATTCCTTATCGCAGTAAGGCGTGCTTTAGGGTCGCGTGTGTGTTCTATTTCATGCACAAGCTTGTTAACTACGTAGAGTTTTAGATCAGACAGTTCTTCAACAATAGATACGTTCATCTGCGCAACCATACCTGCAAGAAACGCTAATGTTTCGTTAGGGTATTTAGCAAACTCTGGTCTAAGTTTAGGATCAGACGCCATCTGACGAGCTAACTCTGTAGCTTGCGCGGCGTTATCTTTGGTAGGGGTTAGCTGCTGACCCGTAAGGTCAGACATTAATTTGATGACATTGGCCCGCATTTGCAATTCTTCAGCGGGCGACAGATCAGGGAACGCCTCTTTAGCGTTCTGTGGCAGAGGAATGTTCTCCTCAATGTGCGGTACTAATTCATCCATGTCAGCGAAGGCTCCTTCGGCAGTTGTTCTAAATGTAACAGAAAAATATATCTTTGTGCAAGGGGGAGGTTAGGAATCCTACCCGGGGGGTGTCCAAAAAGTCCAAGAATCGACGGTCCTGTGTAATTTGGACAGGGGGTGGGGTACTTCAGATGGGGATCGTAATCGGCAATGGGGTGTGGCGGCGAGACGTACCTAATGGCTGGGAACCCGCATGGATACTGGGTTTCACGAATTACACGCAACAGTCAATTGTGCAATCTACTTTACTTATAAATATTTTTCTGCGTACCCGGGGTGTGTAATTGGAGGGGGGCTTGCCGGGCTTGCCACGTGTTTTGAAGAGACGGTCGTGTGTAATTGGACGGGATGGGCGGGATTTTCCGACAATTACGGACGCTTGCCCCTGTGTAATTCGCATGGAGTTTTGAAAAA